ACTCGGCTCCATACTTATTGACATATTTACAAACTGAAAAAAGATTTGTTACTAGACTTAGATTAGATGACAGAACTGAAATACAATTTGGAGGAGGTGTTAGTAGTGAAGTAGACGAAGAAATTGTACCAAATCCTTTCAATGTAGGATCTGGTTTAAACTATTTTGAAAGAATTGTAGATTTAAGCATATCTCCTGAAAACTTTTTGTACACGAAGACTTATGGTAGTGCTCCATCAAATACTACTTTAACTGTTCGATATACAATAGGAGGAGGAATTCCTGATAATGTTCCGGCTAATTCTATAACTACTATATCATCAATAAATGTACTTACTCCTTTAGGTGCTTTAGATTCTACTCTATATAATGCAGCTATAGGATCTCTTGCTATAAATAACCCAGAACCAGCAAGAGGAGGTATTTCTGACAAGCCCATAGAAGTTTTAAGAGAGGAGGCTATAAATCACTTTGCATCACAAAATAGGGCGGTGACAAAAGACGACTATATGGTAAGATGTTACACTATGCCACCTAAATTTGGAGCTATTGCTAAATCTCATATTGAAAGAGATGCACAAACTAGAGCCTATGGAACATTTGATTTTGTTCCAAATCCATTATCTTTAAATTTATATTTATTAGGATATGATAATAATAAGAATTTTACTCCTTTAAACATGGCAGTAAAAATGAATCTTAAAAATTATTTACTTCAATATAGGATGTTGACAGACGCTATAAATATTAGAGATGCTTTCATTATTAATATAGCAATAAGTTTTGAAATATTGACATCCCCTACTTATAATTCAAATGAAGTTCTTTTACAATGTTTATCAAATCTTAGAGATTATTTTTCTAATGATAAAATGCAGATAGGTCAACCTATTTATATAAGTGAAGTTATGTGTTTAATTAAGGATGTACCCGGTGTAAAAAATATATTGAATTTTGATATACATAATAAATACAAAGAAGATGAGGGATATTCAGGAAATTATTACGATATAGCTACAGCGACTAGAAATAATATTTTATATCCTGCTTTAGACCCATCTATTTTTGAAGTTAAATTTAAAAATAAAGACATATTAGGAAGAGTAGTAAATCTATCATAAAATGCAATATTCAGTATATCCAACAAGAGACGCAACTATTTATGAGAGAAAACCTGATATGAATACAGGTTTAGATCAAATAATTGAGTTGGAAAAAATAACAGCAAAAACAATAGATTCTGATAATATCTATTGGGATTATAACTACAATTCTAGAATATTATTGCAACTAGATACTGCTGAGATAAATAAATTAATTCAAAATGGAACTATAAAAAAATCTAGTAAATATTACCTTAATTTATTCTCCGCTCAAGCAGAAAATTTATCTTTATCATATTCTTTATATGCTTATCCAGTGAGTCAATCGTGGAATCAAGGAAAAGGATATTTTATTGCTGCACCTTATATAAAAGAAGGAGTCTCGTGGACATATAGAGATGGTTATTTTAACAATACAGGTAAAAAATGGACTACTGGTTCTTTTGTTGCTGGAACTACAGGTTCTTATGTTACTCAAAAAGGAGGTGGTAATTGGTACTACCAAAGTGGTTATGTTGCATCACAGTCATTTGATCAAGAAATTCCTGATATTAGAATGGACATAACTAACATTGTTCACAAATGGATTTCAGGTTCTATTCAAAATAATGGACTTATAATAAAAAGAAGTGATGTTGATGAAAAGAGTTCAGAAGAAATGGGCTCAATCAAATTTTTCGGCAGGGAAACTCACACTATATTCATACCAAGAATAGATATCGTATGGAATGATGCAGACTTCTCCGGAACATCTTCATTCACTCAAGTACCTAATGAAGACTTCATCATACATTTCAAAAATAAAAAAGCATCTTACTACCCAACAGATAAAACAAAATTTAGATTCTTAGTAAGAGACAGAATCCCAGTTAAAACATATTCTACATCATCTAATTACATATCAAGTAAAAGATTACCAACATCTTCTTACTATGCTATACAAGATGAACAAACATCTATGTATGTTGTTCCATTTGATGATAATAATGTAATAAGCTGTGATAGTAAAGGAAATTATTTTAAAGTAAATTTTAATACATTTCTTCCAAATCGATATTATAAAGTTTTAATTAAAGTGAAAATGGATGGAGGAGACATTGAAAAAACAATTGATGATTCTATATATTTTAAAGTTAGTAAATAGTGGAGGAAAAGAAAGACATACATAGATTATCTGACCCTAATAATAGAAGAACAGGTCCTAATTTATCTAATGGTGAATTTACTTATTTAAATGGAGACATCTATAAAGGTCAATATCATGTAGATGAGTATGGAAAATATATGTCTGGAAGATTTACCACGGCAGAATCTAAAGAATTAATAAAAATTGGAGATGCATTAGATGTAAATAATAAATTAGAAATAACTCTTCCAATCCCTAAAAATGTTATATTGACATCTGACTCAAATGATGATTACATAAATTATAAGATTATTAGAAGATATGAGGGAAATGTAGAAAAAGTAATATTTGGAACAATAAATGAAAGAATTCCTGAAATCGAAGGACAGAATAAAAATAGATACTCCTCCGAAGATATAAGTAAAGCAAACAAACCAAAATTAAAAGTAAATCTCAAAGGAATAAAATACGTTCCTATAAGCTATAAATTACAAGGAACAAGTCTATCGGTAGACCCCGGGTATTATTTTGTTAGGCCTGAAAAAGTAATTGTTTCTGACTTTGTTATATCTAAATTAATCGACGCAAATTTCAACTATTTTATTGGAGCAAATGAACAAGCATTGACTGATATTTCTGTATGTCTTATTCCAAATAACGAGACATTGGAAGTTATGATGTTTGAGAGAAATAAAACATATAACGATGTAATATCTATTGAACGAGTAGATTTCTCTGAATTATCTACTTACCCATTAGGAACTTTTGTTAAGATTGCAGAAGTTGGAGCAAGACCATTAGAAGGATATACATACTATTTTATAAACACTAACAATAATGGAAATTGTGTTGATTTATCTTCATCATGGACACCTGCGGTTAGGAAAAAAGTAAGAAACATTATTGACCCTGTTGTTCCAATTATAAACAACATACCGTCCAACTGCTGCGAAGACAAGGAACCTATTGTTATAATTGTTAGCGGTTCTGAAGGAAGACCTGGCAAAGATGGTAAAGATGGATTGAATGTAATTGGTGGAGGTAGTGGATTACCTGGACCTGCTGGAAGAGATGGAAGAGATGGAAGGGACGGGCAACCCGGACCTGCTGGACCTGCTGGACCTATTGGACCAACAGGACCTATTGGACCAATCGGACAGCCTGGTAACACAGGACCAACAGGACCAAGTGGGCAAAATGGACAACCCGGACAGAATGGTCAACCTGGCGGGCTAGGCCCTCAAGGACCTGCTGGACCAACTGGAGCATCCGGAACTAATTCTATTTGTCCTGAATGTCCAAAAGATAATACAAGTACTACATCTACTACAAGCACAACTACAATAAATGTAGGTACCGGAAATACTACAAGTACTACTTCTACTACAAGTACTACTTCTACTACAAGTACTACTTCTACCACAAGTACCACTACTACAATAAATGTAGGCACAGGAACAGGTACTGGTACCGGAGCAGGTAATAGATATTGGAAAGTTTATTCTTGTGATCCTAGTAAAGGTCCTGGCTATACTTCTGTTGAGCCATTAAGAAATCAAATATATTTCAATATTATTAATCAGGGTTTTTATTATTGGGACGGATCAAATCCTGAATTTTTAAAGACAGTTAATGGAATTACTTTATTTACATCACTTAGAAAAGCGGAAGGGATAACTAGTTGTCTTCAAGTCGGTGGTGGTTCCGGACCTTCTGGTGGAAAAGATGTAACTATATATGCGTTACATCCATGTGACGGACAAGGAGAAGTTATTTACACATATCAAAAAATAGATATAGTAGGTCAAATAGCAACACTAACTACAGGTCTGACTTCCTATAAAACTTATCAATATAGAGGTGGCTCAATGACTATCAATGAAACAGAATTAGGAAGTAGAAAAGTAACTAGTGTTAATATAGAAATAGGCAATTTAGAATGTTCTACAACAGGAGGTAATACTGGTGGTGGTAATGGAACAGGAGGTAATACCGGTGGGGGAACAGGTGGAAGTACAGGAGGAGGAGATACAGGAGGAACCGGCGGGTCTGACAGAACAGGAGATAGAGTTTACGGTTCTGGGATTCCCGGTAATACTATAGAGTTTGCAGATTATTCAAATATTGTAAATAATCAAAATCAATTCAATAATCAAATATGATAGATAGATTCATAAATAAAGATAAAATAAAGGATTCATCATCATTAATTGAAGGAGTATCATTTGATTATGAACCATTTATGAGTTTAGATATATCAAAAGGAATAGTGGATGATATAAAAAATCCATTTTCAATAGATTCTCACATTTATAATACAAACTATGATTTAGTTAAATCTGCTTATAATGTAAGAAATGATTTTGATTCTACTTATGATGATATAAATTTTGATGTATGTAAATTATTTTTTGATTCTGAAATATTTGAAGGAACTTATAAATTATGTTTTAATTTTTTGTATAATATTTTTGGTGATATAGATAATCAATATTTTTATATTCAAGAAATAAGTCCGGATGAGTTAGAATTAAAATTAGCAATAAGGCCTAATTACCTAAAAAATAATCCCGATATAATAAATAAATTAGAGTTATTTAAAGAAAAAGCATCTTATTTAAGAACATTAGGATTTATTAATAATATTGTAATAAATTTAGGGGAGAATAAAATTTATTCAATTATAAATATAAAAGTAGATTGTGAAGATGAATATGTAATTTATGTTAAATTATTTAATCCTGTAGAAAATTTAAAAACAGGAAATCTACTTCATATATGCTATAAAGTAGCAGAAGATTATTTTGATTCATTTACTGTTACATCCCCTGAAGTAGTTAGTGAACCTAGAACTTTAACTCCAAATTATTCGATAAATACAACTAGCGGAGAATCTACTAATTATAGTACATGGAATAGTTTATTGCCTTCAAAAGATGAAAATATTTATCACTATTGGGATACTTTATTGGATTCAAAGTATGAAACAGCCAACACTATAATAAACAGAGTTATATCATCCTCCGCTTCTGTTCCTTTAAATATAGACTATTCTGATTTTTCTAATTTTGTATTTTATGGATCTGCTCAAGAAAGATTAAAGAATTATAATTATAAATTACAGTTAATAGAATTTTATAATAGCCAAAGTAATGCGATAAAAAATAGCAATGGTTCGGGGAGTCTGTTTGGTATTGCTGATTATAACAAAATAATAAAAAGGTCTTATCAGGTTAAAAATAGTTTTGATGAATTTGAGAATTATTTGTACTATTCTTCTGGTAGTATTTTTTCTTATGACATAACAGGAAGCATTACCCCGGCTCCTAAGTATATATCAAACAATAAGTATTATAACTATCATATAACATCTTCTGCATACAATTATTGGTATTCATCTTCTTTATCAAAAGCTAGTAGATTCGATAGTAGAAATTATAATACCTTATATGAAGCTACTCCTGGTCATATCGTAAACAATCCGGACAACTCCGAATATTTTGTTTTTCTTGATATGATAGGACAGCACTTTGATAATTTATATGCTTTTACTAAAGAACTTACTTCTATTCATAGAAGAGATGAACATCCTAAAAGAGGAATTCCTAATGAGCTTTTAAAAACTTATGCGAAATCATTAGGATGGGAAGTAAATAATGGATATCAATTAAGTAATCTTTGGCTATATAAACTAGGTACTGATAATACAGGAAGTTTTTTAGAAACCGGTACTTTAGCTTCTCAGGCTCATGAATATCTCACACATCAGATTTGGAGAAGAATAGTAAATAACATACCGACTCTTTTAAAAACAAAGGGCACAGAACGTAGTTTAAAAACGCTATTGTCTATATATGGAATACCTCAGACATTAATTAGCATAAAGGAATACGGTGGAGCAAGACCTCCTAAGTACAACCCGACGCATAAAAGTTACAGATATCAGTATTTACTAAAATTTGACGGAAATCAATTTGTAAAAATTCCGTGGGGACAATCAATCCCTCCAAATGAAAATCAGGTTTCCGCACCTCGTGTATCTGAATTTAGGTTTAGGACAACAAATTCATCTAGCCTTAGTATGAGTTTATGGTCTATAGAGGATTCTAAAAATAGTAACAAAGTATATAATAATTTAGAGCTAGTAAGTTACAGAGCATTTTCTACTTCATCAAGGAGTGGTAGTTATGCTTATGGCTATTTAAGATATAAAAGCGCTCAAAGTACTTCAAATTCAACATCTTCTTTCACAATAAAAACAATACAATCTAAGTACTATCCTTTTTTTGACGGAGATGCTTGGAATGTTCGAATATACACAGATAGAAATATATCGAATACTAAAAAAACAGGTTCTATACACATAGAGTGGAAAAAATCTAGTGGTGACTTTGAGAATTGGATTAGTTTTTCTGGATCTATGATTGTGACTTCGTCAGCTGATATATCATTTACATGGGGATCAACTAGTTCCTTATTGATACCTCATAATATAATATTAGGGGGTTCTACGGGAAGTCAATTTGCAGGAGTAAATTCTAGTAGATATAGAGGATTTTTACAAGCTTATAAGGATTATAGTGATATATACTCTGAAAAAATATTTGAAGAACACACACTTAACCCTGCTGCATATCATGGTTCTTCTTACACTTCCTCTTTTGATACGTTAAATAGATTTTACCCAATGGGCGTAGATGCTCTCAGATATAATCATTCTGCATATAAGTTTGTATCATCAAGTCATCCAAATAGAGTAAAATCACAATATACAACAGCTAGTTTTATAGGTTTTACAGGTTCTCAAGAAAATCAATACAAGCCATATTCAGAAATTTACTACAGCTATTCTCCTTCAATTGGTGCGAGTATAGTTAAAAGTGATAAAATACGAATAGAAGAATCTTTTTATACAAACCAACTATCCTCGGAAAAAAGAGTTCAAATAAATACTTTTGATACAGACCCTGTAGATTCAAATAAATTAGCTGTAGTATTTAGCCCTACAGACCAAGTAAATAGAGATATAGCAAATCAATATGGAGGAATAGATTTAGATAATTTAATTGGAGACCCTTCCGATTTATATAGAGACGAGTATAATAATCTTAGGCTAAACAGGGAAAATTATTGGAAAAAATATAAAAACAGAAATAATTACAACAAGTACATAGAGATATTTTCATTGTATGATTATTCCATATTTGAACAGATAAAACAATTAGTTCCAGCTAGAGCAAATCTTATAGCAGGGATATTATTAGAAGAGAATGTATTGGAGAGAGCTAAAGTTGCTAGAAAAAATCCATCTCTAACTAATCCACAATATGAGAAAACAATTATAAAAACCGATAGTCAGGTAGGAGAATATATTTTGTATACAGGTTCTATAAGCTATGCCCCTCCTGTCGAAATATCACATAAAAAATATACGTCATCTTTAGAATTTGATATAGCACCTGATTTTGAACAAATAAAATATAGTACAAATACAGAAATGCCTCCTGATTTAGAATTAGAGTACAGGAAGTATAAATCAGAATTACCTATATCCATAACTCCAGATTTTAAGCATGAAAAAATAACATCTACATTGAATTACTATGGAGATTATTCTTTAGTATTCTCAGATTTAGAATCTCACAAAGTAAATCAAAAAGGTAATTTATATGAATTTGGCGGGGACACGTACTTATATAAATATGAAAATCTAATTGACATCTCAGAAATAAATAGAGACATGTCAAACATATACTCTATTTCAGATTTAGGAACATTAGAACATATAAAAGGTAATATACATCTACTTAATACAAATGAAGAAAATGATATTACATCAAACATGGAATCCTTATACTATTTTGATAATGAAAGAAAATTAATTGAATCATATGCAACTTTAAACAGACATTTATCGTTTATAGGCAATGTGTTACATGGAAGTGGATCTATAGAAGAAAACATTGCATATAGATTTAAAAGAAATGGAACATATAAGAATAGAGTATTAAATAGAAGAAAGATTAATTTTTATGATGGAAATACAAATGTAATATCTAATGATTTTAAATTGGATTCCTCATTTTATAAGATAGAAAACATAGTGGGTAAAGTTACTAATTTTAATATTGATAATTTTTACAATGATAATAATTCATATAATTATGTTCTTTCATCTAGTTTCCATAATTTTAATTCTACATTAACTAAATTACAGCTAAAAGAATATTTATATAAAAATGAATATGTGATAAATGATGCTGGAAACATTTATAGGAATAGTTCATATGTTACTCAATCTATTATACAATCTGAAAAATCTAATTTAAAATATAAGAAAGTAGTATATCATTATTCATCTAGTACCGCCGTAAATTATTCCTCACAATATCAAAAAAATTTAAATTTAGCAACATTGATAAACACTAAAAATTACTATTCATCTTCCTTAGTACCTGCTAATTATCAATATGTCGAAGACTCCGTATCTAATAGAATTAGATTTACTGGCTGTAAATTAACCGGATTAGATTTTAATGTAGACACAACAGATACAATTGATGGTGGACCTGTAGTAGAATACAGAGAAGTTAGCGCAAACCAAATAATAGTTTAAAATATTATATTTCAAAGTATTTATTATAAAACAAACAAAATGGGATATCTAAATAATAACCAAATAACAGTAGATGCTATTTTAACCCGTAGAGGACGGGAATTACTCGCAAGAGGCAGAAATGAGTTTCAAATTACACATTTTGCATTAGCTGATGATGAAATTGACTATTCATTGTGGAACACAGATCATCCATTAGGTACTGCATATTATGGCATTACTTTAGAGAACATGCCACTAACCGAAGCTGTAGTGGATGAAACTCAAATGATGAAGTATAAGTTAGTCACACTACCAAAAAGAACAGTTAGAATACCTATTATATCCGTAGGTCAAACAGCAGTGACTTTAACTAACGGAGAAGAAATTACGATTTCCCCAAGAACTATAAATTTTGAAGGCGGAAATACTACTTTTGGATATACTGCAACTTTATCTGATAGCGATGTAGCTTCTTTTGTTGGTGTTACTAGAACTCCTGCTCAAAATAACGGTCAGGATGTAGCTCCGTCTACTCCAAGAATTATTACAGACACAGAGGCAGCACAAGCAATAAGTGTTACAGGACTTGCTTTCACATTAAAAGCAAAAGGTTCTACTTTAAATCAAAGGAAGGCTACATTATCGATTGTAGGAAATGAAACAGGAGGTAGAGTGTCAATTAGCATAACAGTGAATAGAATTACTACAGGAACAACTCCTGGAGCTGGTATAACTGAATAAATAATAAATTAAAAAATGGCAAACACAGATATATTTACTACATTCAATACAGCCGATATTGTACCTAACCAAGAGGAAGTAATTACTAGAGCCTTGTTTTCTAATAATGACGGTAACCTAACTACCTTTTTTACATCTTCTGGACAAACGGCTACACAAAAGAGATATTATTATGAAATATTCAATAGCTCTTCAAACGCATTAGGTTCAGAAGCCCAATTTAGTATTGCTTATGGTCAATACAATGGTTCCGGATCGGCTGATGAAGGTGGTCAAATAAATGATACGCCAACTAGAGCTATTTATGGACAATATAAACAATTATGTTTAGATCCCGGAGAAAGGAAATTTACAATCAACGGAAAAACTTCTGATAGTATTTATGTAATTAACGTAAATAGAGCTAGATTAAGGGAATCCTTAGATGTAGGAACTCTAGAAATTAATTTAGCACATCTATCAGGCTCACAATTTATTGCTGGTCCTGGAAGTAATGCTACTCATACTGGCTCAAACGTAAAACTAGCTGGAAATAGTAAATATTTAAGATTAATAGACGATTCAAAATCTAACCCCGCTTCTGTAACTACCGCTGGTAAAGTTTATAATTTAGTATCAGGATCTTTGGAATCTGGCATACATAACCCTAACAGTCCTAAAAAATTTGGTTTAGTGTATCCAAATTTAGGCATTATTGTAATGGATGGAGCAGCATTAGATAAATCAGCTTCGTTTGGTACCGTTTCTGGTTCTGAAATTGCCGGAGATAATGCTTTTAAATTATATAGGTCTATGTCTGGATCTGCTAAATTTCAAGATTTATCAGGGGATTATTTAGGATTCCAAGCTAGAAGTTCTGAAAAAGTAAAATCTACCCATTATTTTGTTAGAGTCAGAAATGATAGATATAATTTTAGTAACAATCCAACTTTCATAACTGGGTCGGAGGGAGATTTTGCTCAACCTACTTTTATAAATGATCCTAAAGTGTATATTACAACAGTAGGTATGTATTCCGATTCTTATGAATTACTTGCAGTAGCTAAACTGTCAAAGCCTCTACAAAAAAGTTTCACTAGAGAAGCTCTTTTGAAGGTGAAATTAGATTTCTAAGAATCAATATTTAATAGCGAAAACATAGTGTGAAATGGATTTTATAGATTACGCAGTATTTTATTACCTATCTGAACAAGATCAACAAACTTTTTTAAATAGTTTATCTTTTTTTGATAGGCAGAATTATCAAAATAACTATGACCAATGGTTTTATGATCCAAATAATCCTATAACCAAAACTCCAAGCACAACTAGTTTAACCGTTAATATAAGTTATTGCATAAATAATAATTCAAATAATATTAGTTTTACCTATAATATAAATACAAATGATCCTAATGCTATACAAAATGCTATTGATCAAGCTACTAGTAATTATAGAGCTGCGAACATTCCTTACACTATAGGAATAAATTCACCCGCTCCCCCTATAACATGTTTTACTCCTGATTTTGGAAATCTTGGTGGTATAGAAGATATATCACGTTCAACATCATCTACAATATACATAACCTATTGTAATAATACAACACCAGTATTTACTCGAGATACAATAACATATACAGATTTAAATGATAGATCCGTTAAAATACGGGGCATACAGAGATCTTTAGAAAATTTAGGTTTCACAGAAGTATCCGTAACTTTATCTCCTGCATCTCCATCTTCTTGCGTACCTATAGTTTCACCGCCACAAGGACCTACTGGACCTGGAACTTCATCTACTCCTCCTAGCTCGCCTCCATCTAGTTCAAATGTAAATTTATATTACGCATATTGTGAAGGCGGTCAACCAAGATTTGGAATAAGAACAATATCTGTCAGTTCAAATGATGATAGAAATAATAAAATAGCTTCTATTCAAAGAGAGTATAGATTAATAGATCCAAACGCCATAGTAGATACTCAGCCTGTTTCCATACCTTCTTGTTTATCAAAATCTAAAATTTTATATGTTACATATTGTACTGAATCAGGGGCGGTAGAAAGTTCTGTAACAATACAATATAACAATGAATCTGAATTAGAAAAAAAGAAAATAGATTATGAAAATACAGCTAAAAATTTAGGCTTTGGTAGAGGACTCGCTACTAGTTATGACGTAAAACCGGTTAAAGCTGTTTGTGCAACTGGAACAGGGACTCCACCCCCTCCTGTTTTTAGAAAAGTAAATGTTAAGTATTGTGAAGACGGAATTATAAAAAATTATGATGTAGCATCATCATATATTCCTTTTGACGGAAGCGAATCTAATTTTAATGCTAAATTACAAGAGTTTAAATCTAGAGAATTAAACAGCAAAGATTTTTTAATTAGAGGCAATTACACTTTTGCCATAGATAAAGAACCAGAAAATCCTATATGTATCCCGGATACTAAAACAATATACGTTGTATACTGCGAAGGAGGTATGGTTAAAAGAGTTTCAAGAGCTTTATATTATGATGGAAATCAACCCGCTTTAACTCAAAAAACATTAGATGATTTTTTAAAAGACTATCAAAACTTACCTGGGTTTAATTATAGATTTGATTCTAATCCACCTGATCCTAGTTGTGGAACTCCAGGGGGAGGAACAGAAACAGGAGGAAGTTCTATTTATTCAGAAGATGGTACTTTAAGAATTCAAGTTCAATTTGTAGAAAATGGTCGTATATTAAACGCATCTAGTTTTCCGAAGCCTATTGTAACAATATCTAATGATAAAACAACGCGTCTATCTGTCCCTTCATTTACAGACATTACTTTATCTCAACTCGGACCTTCTGCATCTTCCTATACTTACGAAATAGGTAATAAACAATATTTTAGTAAATCAACTTCGGTAAATACAATAACTTTTAGCCCTGTTACAGGGTGGGAAACACCTCCCCAGGCTACTTTTGTTTTAAACAGAGTTGAAGATAATGTACCTCCTGGGCGGAGAGAGTTCGGAAATTATTTAAGAGTTACTTATACTAGATTTACAGGAACTCCCCCTACTGGACCTACAGGACCTACCGAACCTACAGGACCTACTGGACCTACAGGACCAATTGACCCTGGAACACTGCCCCCACCTCCAGTACCTAGCGGACCAGGACCAGTATCCCCGCCCCCGCCCCCACCTCCGCCGCCCCCACCTCCAACAACTACTAGATTTATACCTAGAGCTTCATGGTTGAAGCAAATAAATCAAATAGATAATAGAAAATATGTGTTTGATATAACAGAAGGGCTATTCTCAAACAATGTAAGAAATTTAGTTACATTCTTTACAGGAAGTACTTCTGAAAATTACAGCAGATATTATACACATGTATATGATGAAAATCCAAAAACGTCCTTAACAGCTTCTATTCAATTTAGTATAGCTTATGGACATAGTGGCGGTTCGGGATCTTTAGATGAAGGTAATAAAATAAACATTACACCAACAAAAGCCATCTATGCACAATACAGAAATCTAGTATTAGGAAAAAGAGATATTAAATTTAATCTTACCGGAAAAGAAACGGATAGTATTTATGTTATTAATTATCAGTCTAAAAGATTAAAAGATAGATTAGATGCAGGAGTTTTAGAACTCAATATTGCTCATCTATCAGGCTCTCAATTCTTAGCCGGAGGAGGAACTATATCTACTCATACGGGATCAAATGTAAAGTTAGCCGGAAACAATAAAGTTTTAAGATTGATTGACGATTCAAAAATAAATATAAACCCAGATTATACAGATGTAGGGTATTCATATAACATAGTATCCGGAACTTTAGAGACAGGAGTTTATAATGAATCTAATCCTCATTATTACGGTAAATTAATCCCTTCTTTAGGCATAGCTATTTTAGACGGTAATAAATTAGATTTATCTGCTTCTTTTGCAACATCAAAGGCATCAGAAATAGAAGGATATAATGGTATTAAATTATATAAATCATTCTCAGGATCTGCACTAATTCAAGATATTAGTGGAGATTATTTAGGAATGAAAGCTAGAAGGATAATTAGAGAATATAATGATTACTATTTTATAAGAATTAATAATAGAGAATTTAATTTTACAAATAATAGCAGCTATTTTATTTACAACAAGAAAGAAAATCCAACGAATCCAGGAGATTTATCTATGCCATTGGATCCTAATTCTCCGGAAGGACAGGAGCTTGCTAAAAGACTTAACGAAACAAACGGGGAAATATACGAAAATTTTGTAAATAATCCTCAAGTTTATATTACTACCGTAGGTCTATATAATGCTCAAAGAGAACTTGTTGCTGTAGGTAAATTAACTAAACCTATACTAAAAAACTTTACAGAGGAGTCTATCTTTACTGTAAAACTCAAGTATTAATATGAGTACATTTGCGCCAATAAGAGGTGAGGATTTTAATATTGCGCCTTTTGAGGTGAATAAAGAGTATTATATTCTTACCGGAAGTTATTCTAAACAAGGTTATAAAGTACAACAAGGACTTTATTATAATGGACCTATTCATATAAGTTCTTCAAAAGATATAACATATCCTAAAAATTCGGATGGGTCTTATAAATACATTGTTTATAAGTCTCTCAATCATTTATACTATAAAAAAGGATTTACATGGACTAATTCATTAGAGGGATGGGATAGAAATAAAACATCAAAAAATCTTTTTTTAACTGCTAGTCTAATATCAATACCATCTTTAAATTTTGGAGATAAAGTAAAAGAAACAACTTTATATTTAAAAGGATTAAATAATAATCTACATTTAGTAGATGATGGACACAATAATTTATATGACCGAAGTATAAATACAAGTTCTTTTTTAAATCCTGATAATTTGTGTGGATATTGGGGATTTCAGGATGCGCATAAGGCATATAGATACGGTAGAGGAGGAAAGAAGACTTTGTATATAAGATACGAGAGTGAAGTAATAGAACCGCAAGAAAAATCAAAAGCGTATCAAGTAGCTTACTCAAGTGGTATTCCTATCAATGGAACTAGAACAGGATTAGCTGCGGAATTTTTTGGAGACGGTTATATCCATACTAAAAATTTTGATACCGTTAGTTTTGAATCAGCGGATAATTTTACAATAAGTTTTTGGCTAAAAGCACCAGTATCTCAAAGCGTATTAACTAGCAATAAAAACACACTAATTGACAAAAAATCCATACTATATAGAGAAGAATTTGGTAGATTAAAAAGAATAAACAAAGGTAATTTATTAGTGACAGATGTTTTTTCATCATCCTCTTTTAAATATTACCCAGTAAATTATTATCCATACGATTTTTCTGTACATAATCACACCCACCCACATCCAGGAAAATTATCTTTTACTAGATCTGATGGATTTTCTACATTGCAGTTAACATCATCTAATTCCATTTTAGATAATAATTTTCATCATGTATGTTTAGTTAAGACAGGATCAAATATTCAATTATATGTAGATGGAACATTAAATTCATCAAGAGCAGATGTTAAAGATGAAACTGTTAATGTGAGTGATATTATGATAGGAGCATCTTCATTTGATGGAAGAAATGGATATACAGGACTTATTGATGAATTAAGATTTTATAATAAGGCAGCAACATCTCAAAATGTATCTAGCTTATATAATACATCATCTATATCATGTTATCAGACAAATAGAGTAGGAAATATTTTTTACAGAACAGGCAATTTAGTAATAACTAGCATAGATAAAAAATATCATGAAATTTTATCTAATAATTGGTTTCTTTATTACAAAAATACTTTAACTTTGTATGAATTTGAAATGTTGTGTAGAATCAAGAAAGGTGATTTTAATCTTACATTGAACCCTTCTTCTACTAAAACTGTTAAGAGTACGGAGTATTTAGATGATTTTACCGGATCTTTATCTCCTTATATAACTACTATTGGTTTATATAACAAATACAATGAATTAATTGCAGTAGGCAAAATGGGACAGGCAATAAAGAAAAGAGATGACGTTGATTTAAATATTATTGTTAAATTTGATTATTAACATGGCAGGATTTTTTAACAATTCTTTTAAAACTAGATTAGCTCAAAAAGAAGGATATAGGTCTAATTTTGAAAAATCTATTGCATTACAAATATCAGGTTCTTTAGGAATTAACCCAAAAGATTTTTATGAGAAGAAAGTAATAAAATATGTAAAACCAGAAACTCCTAGAACATATTTAGCAGATTTTGAGTTACCTAATAATATTATTATAGAAGCTAAAGGTAGATGGACTTTAGAGGAACGTAAGAAGATGTTGGATATACTTACATGTAATCCACATTTAGATATTAGGATTGTATTTCAAGATCCGCATGTAAGACTTTCTAAAGGAGCAAAAACAACATATGCAGAGTGGTGTAATAAACACAATATAAAATGGGCAGCTTATTCCATACCTAAACAATGGTTTGAAGAAAAAAAGTAATTATATATGCGTTTTAGATTATTATCAGTTTTAGAAGAAGTGTTAGGTTCTTCGGAATCAGCAGGTAAATCAGACATTGTGTTCCATTGTCCTTTTTGCAACCATCATAAAAAGAAGTTAAGTGTAAATTTAACTAATCAAAAGTATCATTGTTGGATTTGCGAAACTAAAGGAAGAAGCATTGTGAACCTCTTCTATAAATGCGGAGCAGCAAAAAATCAGATTGAACAACTTAAGAATGTCTTAGAATACTATCAAATGAAAAATGATAGCCTAATAGACACTCCGACTAATTTATTGAAATTGCCTGATGAATATTTGTCATTGCACAAAGTACCTAACAAAACTGTTTTAGATTTTTTGAAAAAGTATAAGCCGTTTTTTACTGCTCATGATATAATAAGACATAAAGTAGGTTATTGCTTATCAGGTAAATATGCAGGAAGAATTATACTACCTTCATACGATAAAAACGGAAATTTAAATTTTTTTGAGGGGAGAGACTTTACGGGTCTTTCTCCGTACAAATATTTAGGAGCTTCTGTTAAAATAAATGATATTATAGTGAATGAATTCTTTTTAGATTTCAAATATCCTATTGTTATTGTCGAAGGTTTTTTTGATAGCATTTCAGTTAAAAGGAATGTTACTTACTTGACCGGAAGTATAATATCAGAAAAACTAAAATATAGATTACTGATGGAAGAAACTCCATTAGTTTATATTGCTATTGACCCGGATAAGAAGAAACAAGCTATAAAATATTGTATAGAACTAGGAGCTATTGGAATACCTACTAAATTAGTTGACTTAGGTACAAAAGACCCTAGCGATTTAGGATATGTAGGAACATGGGACGCTATAAACGGATCAGTTGAAATTAATGAATACTCAGCAATAACAAATTTACTATGATTCTATTAAAGGACACGGGAAGAAAAGTCGATAAAATTTTTCACATTTCAGATATTCATGTTTATAATTATCAAAGACATGAAGAATACATAGAAGTGTTTGAGAAATTGTATAAAATCATTGAGAAAAGAATGACTCCCAATTCTATTATATTTTTGGGCGGGGATATCGTACATTCAAAAACAAACATGTCTCCAGAATTATTCTCAGTGGTATCTACATTATTATCTACATTAGCAAACATGCTTCCTACAATAGTAATATTAGGAAACCATGACTTAAATCTAAATAATAGAACAAGATTAGATGCATTAACTCCCATTATAAAAAGTTTAGATTTACCTACAATACATTTCTTGAATGAAACAAATGTATATAAATATGAACAAATAGCATTTAGTTTATTACATGTTAAAGATAAAATTGAAAATGTAATCCCCGCAAAATCTTTTGATGCAGACACAAAAATATTATTGTATCATGGACCGGTAAAAAATTCGGCAACAGCATACGGATATCTATTAGAAGGAAATTATTTAGATGTATTAGAACATGCAGATTATGATTATATTTTATTAGGGGACATTCATAAACATCAATATCTCAATTTAGAAAGAACAGCAGCTTATCCATCTAGTTTGATACAACAGAACTTCGGAGAAGATTTAACACATGGAATTATAGAATGGGATTTAAATAAGAAAAAAAGTGAGTTTATTAAAATTCCATCTTCTCATTGTTATTATACATTTAAATTAAAGAATGATAAATTAGTAGAAAAAATACCTGGAGATTTACCTTATAATCTTAATGTAGCAATCACTGCCGAAAATTGTACTCAAGAATTTATAGATTCATTTTGTTTAGGATTAGAGAAAAAATATAATGTTATCCGAATAAAGAAGCCTAAAATAACGAAATTCATAGTTGATACAGGCAAAGGGGAAGTATCATTAGAAAAAGAAAACATTATAAGAGATTTTGATTGGAGACATTCGATGCTAGAAAACTATGTGCAAAATGAATTAAAACAGGAATATCAAGCAGATAAGTTTTTAGATATACATAAAACAGCATCTTTAGAATTAGACGAACCTTCTGAATTTATAGGCGTGACTTGGAAACCTATACGATTTGAATTTTCTAACATGTTTTCATACGGAGAAGGTAATGTATTCAATCTAGGAGAATTAGGTGGACTTGTCGGATTATTTTCACCAAATGCCTCTGGTAAATCCACATTACTAGATGCTATGACTTATTGTATTTTTGATAAATGTAGTAAGACAAGCCTAGGATCGGAGGTACTGAATACATCATCTACCGAGTTTTATTGTAGATTAGAATTATCTGTTTCCGGAGAATCTTACTTTATAGAAAGACATGGTAAAAAAGGAAAAGACGGAAAGGTAAAAGTACTTGTTAATTTTTATAAAGAAGACGGAACTTCTTTAAATGGAGAGCAAAGATATGAGACGAATGATATTATTAGAAAGTATTTAGGAAGTTATGAGAATTTTATGCTTATAACGATGTATGATCAACATAATAAATCTGATTTTATTGATAAGACTCAAAAAGATAAAAAAGACTTATTATACAAGTATTTTGATATAGATATATTTGAAAAGCTAAATGATACATCTAAGGAACATCTGAAGCAATTGAAATATGAAATTGAGAACCACCAAAAGCAAAAGTATAATGAATCTTTAACGGAGTGTGAAAATAATATAGCAGAAATTAGAACTAAATTATCTCAAGTAGAAGATAGCTTAGAACTAAATAAAAAGAATTCTAATGCACTATATGTAAAAATTGAGGACAAAAGAAAAGAATTAATTCATCACCCTAAAGAAAATATAGATTATGCCACAAAAATAGACGCAGAGAGGCGAAATGAAGATATGCTTAGTTCATCCTTAGACGATAAGAGAAAGTCTTTTATAGAAGCTAGAAATGCCCTTAAATCTCATTTATCTGAGTTAGAAGATATAGGAGAAAGAGTTGATGTATCTTCTAATCTAGTTGAAGTGAGAAAAAAACTATCTGATCTTGACAGAGACATAGCTGTAACGGAATCTGAAATAAAATCTAGTAATAAATTAATTGAACATCTACAAGATTATGAGCACGATCCTAACTGTGTATATTGTGTAAAAAACAACAAGTATGCATTAGATGGGGAAAAGGCTAAAAAAGAATTACCTGGATTGTCTGAAAAACTAGATAAACTAAAACAAAATAAAAAAGAAGTAGCAGAACATATAGAGCACTTAGAAATATCGGATTCCTTATATAAAAAATACAAGGACAAGAAAGTCGAAGCAGATAAACTAAAATCTAATTTGGACAATATAGAAAATCAAGCAAATATTATAAAAGAGAAAATACAAA